GTATGAGTGATATAATGATGAAAAATTATATTAAATTAGAAAAAAGAACTTTAATAGGTTACACACCTAACATACTAAAGAAATATAGTGGACGTTAAAGAATAAAAAGGAAACGTTATGTATGCACTAATAGATGGAGATGTTTTAGTCTACATGTCAATGTGGGAAGCTGAAACTAAAGAACAAGCTAGAGAAAATTTTGATAGTTTGTTTGAATCAATAATTGAAGAATTATTTACAGAGGGTTACGCTATGGCTATGGGTGGCCAAAGCAACTTTAGAACAGAACTTTATCCTGAATATAAAGTTAACAGAGCAAAGTCAAAATCAACAAGACCTGAATGGTATCATGATTTGAAATCCGATATTGTAAACGATTATGAAGGTTGTGTGTACACCGAAAATTGTGAAGCTGATGATCTTGTTAGTATTTGGGCATATCAAAAGAAAAAAGCTAAGCAACCTTATATAGTGGTATCAGTAGATAAAGATCTTGATTGTATTCCAGGAAAACATTACAATCCTAGAAAAAAACAAATATATGAAATAACACCTCAACAAGCTAGTTTATTCTTTTACAAACAATTATTAATGGGAGATCCTGTAGATAATATTCCTGGAGTTAAAGGTGTAGGCCCTAAAACAGCAGAAAAATTACTTAAAGATGCAAAATCTAGTCATCATGCATTATCTATTGTTTGTTGTGAATATATGAAAAAGTTTTCTGAGATAGACGAAGCTTATGATAACTTAATGATTAATGGAAAATTATTATATTTAATGAAAGATTACAATGATTACTTTAATTTAGAAAAGAAACAATTTGAGGATCTTTTAGAGTTTAATGTGTAGTAAAATTTTATCTACAAACGAACTAGGCCATTGGGAATATCATTTAAGATTTAACCCAATGGAATGGTTTGGTTTTGTTTATTGTATAGAGAATATAAAAACTAGTCAATTTTATATAGGTAAAAAACAATTTTATCACGGTGGAAAGAAAAAATCTAGGACGTACGGAAAAGAAATGTCATGGAGAAATTATATAGGTTCTTCATCATCTTTAAAAAAAGACATAAGGAAGTACGGGAAAAACAATTTTAATTTTAAAATAATAGACCTTTACAAAACTAGAGGGGGTTTATATTATGCAGAAGCTTATTTACAAATGTTAAGTGAGTGTTTAACAGAAAGGTTAGCTGATAATATAACACCTAGATTTTATAATAGACAAATTGCTGCAATTAGATTTATTCCTAGTGAAATACCTAGTAAAAGAACTAAAAGTTATGTAAAGGATATTAGAAAGAAATATTCATGGGTCACATAGTAAAAAGAAATCAGCCCTGTGATATTTGTGGTAGTAAAGATAATAGACAGTATTATGAAGATGGATCTTCTTATTGTTTTGGTGCTGCTTGTACAAAACCGTGGCTGGCTTCAGGGAATTCAGAACCAATGGAATATAGTAATAATAATAAAACTTCACTTAATGAAGTTAAAGAACTCTTTGATACGCGAGGTATCGAAGAAAGAAAAATTTACAAACAAGTGAGTGAACATTATGACGTTAAAGTATCTTATGACAATGAAGGCAAAATTGATTGTCATTACTATCCTTATTATAGCGGCAATAACTTGGTGGGTTACAAAGTCAGAAGACTACCCAAAGAGTTTACCTGCATTGGAACCGTTAAAGGAGGAGTCTTTGGACAACAACTCTATAGCTCCGGAAAAAGAATAGTAATAACGGAAGGCGAACTTGATGCGATGGCTATCCAATCTGCTTGGTACAAAAAGTACAAAACTTTCTATCCTGTCGTTAGTCTTCGTAGTTCTTCTGCTGTACGAGATCTTATTGAGTGCCGCGATTATTTTCGCAATTTCAACGAAGTCATTCTTTGGTTTGACAAAGACGAAGCAGGAGAAAAAGCAACAAAAGAAGCCGCTAGAATAATTGGCTATGATAAAATTAAAATAGTTAATTGTAAAGAAAAAGATGCAAGTGATCTTTGGCTAAAAGATCCTGATCAGGTTTTATACTCTATATACAATGCGGTAGAATACACTCCTGCTGGAATTCTTAATAAAGAAGAACTTTGGAAACAGCTATCAGATTACAACAGCATTGAATCAGTACCTTATCCTAAATTTATGGAGGGGCTTAATGAAAAACTTAAAGGTATGAGATTTGGTGAAATAACTTTATGGACTTCTGGAACTGGATCTGGTAAATCTACTTTATTAAGAGAAATTGCCCTAGATTTATTGGAGAAAACAAATGATAAAATCGGGATTATATCGCTTGAGGAATCTCCTGCAGAAACTGCACGTAAAATGGCTGGTATGGCACTCCAACTTAATCCTGCAAAAGAAGAAATCGAAATTGATACTCTTAAACAAGGGTTTGATAAAGTTTTTGGAGATGACCGCATACTTGTTCTTGATCACCAAGGTTCTATTTCTGATGGTTCTATCATGGATTTTATGGAGTATATGTGCCTTAACGGGGTCAAGTACTTATTTGTGGATCATATCACAATCTTGGCTTCTGAAGGTGCAGAAGGACTTACAGGAAATGAAGCAATAGATAAAATAATGAATGATTTATTAAGACTCGTTAAAAAACATAATGTATGGATTGGTCTTATAAGTCATTTACGTAAAACAGATAATAAAGGAAAAAGTTTTGAAGAAGGTAAATTACCGTCAATGGACGATATTCGTGGTTCTGGTAGTATTAAGCAAATTAGTATGGATATTATCGCTTTTGCTAGAGACGTTGGCTCGGATGACGAAGAGGAGCGAAACACTATTAAGACAAAAGTCCTTAAGTGTCGGTACACAGGATTAACAGGTCCGTCCGGAAGTTTGTACTATAACTTTGATACTGGACGATTAAAGAAGGGAAGTGATTCCTTTGAAGCGATTAACACGGAGGAAATACGATTTTAATGATAACACCTGATAATATTTTGTATTACTCCATCATACTACAACTCGTTGATAACAAAGGAGATCTCGAGCAACTTAGTCCTGGAGTTAATCATTTTGTAAAAACATTTTACGAAGAATACAAAAATCACTCTGAAGAAAAAGAGTGCAAAGAATTATTTCATTATTGCGATAGCATATTTAACCAAAATTTAAAGTTACATTAAGGAGATTGAAATGGGAGCCTACGAAGACTTTATCCATCTTTCTCGATATTCACGATTTATAGCTGATTGGAATCGGCGCGAGTCGTGGAACGAGACTGTAGAAAGGTTGATCGATTTTTGGGAAAACCAACTTAAAGATACAAATATTGAAAAAGAAGTGTTTGAGGAGCTATACACCTCCGTCGTTCACAAGGACGTAATGCCCTCTATGCGCTCCATGTGGAGTGCAGGAGAAGCCCTGTCTAAGAATCATTTTAGAGGGTACAACTGCAGCTTTGCGGCAGTAGATCATCCTAGAGTGTTTGATGAAATTCTTTACATACTAATGGCAGGAACGGGAGTCGGATTTTCTGCCGAGGCGCAACATGTAAACAAATTGCCAATAGTTAATGACCAGTTTGTTAAGACTGAGCGAGTAATTTCTATTGAAGATTCAGCAGAAGGTTGGGCTAAAGGGCTTAGAAAGCTAATTGCGGACCTTTATCTTGGCAATATACACGAATGGGATTACTCTCGTATTCGTCCTGAAGGTGCGAGATTAAAAACTATGGGCGGTCGAGCCTCTGGACCTGAACCACTTAAAAAGTTATTTGAATTTGTTACACAAACTTTTAAGAATGCTGCAGGTCGAAAATTACGTCCCATTGAAGTACACGATATTGTTTGCAAAATTGCAGAAATAGTAGTTGTAGGTGGTGTTCGTCGATCTGCCTTGATTTCAATAAGTGACCTTGGGGATCCTGAACTTCGTGATTGTAAGTCTGGAATGTGGTGGGAAAATAACGCACAACGATCTCTTGCTAATAACTCTGCAGTATATGATCAAAAACCTTCTATGGATATTTTTATGGAAGAGTGGTTAGCACTGAAAAAATCAGGTTCTGGTGAACGTGGTATTTTTAGTCGTTATGGCGCACAAAGAAATACAAACGGAAAGGTCAGAGACAGCTCTCAAATCCTAGGTACAAACCCTTGTGCTGAAATCCTTTTGAGATCTGCTCAATTGTGCAACTTGTCAGAGGTAGTATGTCGAGAAAATGACACCGAAGAAGATTTAAAACACAAAGTTAAACTTGCAACTATTCTTGGAACATTTCAAGCTTCTTTAACCGATTTTAAATATGTCAGAAAAATCTGGCAAAAAAATTGCGAAGAAGAAAGACTTCTTGGAGTAAGTCTTACTGGAATTCAAGATTGCAAATTACTTCAAAACCCAGATCCTAGATTGTTAAAAGAGATGAAAGAGGTTGCAATAGAAACAAATGTAGAATATTCAGAGATTTTGGGAATCAACCCCGCTGCGGCAATTACAACAGTTAAGCCAAGCGGTACTGTTAGTCAGCTTGTCGATTCTTCTTCTGGTATTCATG